ATACCAGGATTAACAAAGGAGTAATTACTATGTCCTTACAAATTACAAAAGAAACCGGAACAGTTTATAACCCGGTCTTTCAAAATATCATTGAAGATATTCCGGGCGGGATCTCATTCACTGTAGCTGACCTGAAAGCACTCACAGAAGAAGTCAAAGCAGGTGCTGTCATTGGTGAGGATGGATCGACTGCCGGAAAATATCACCTCATTAAAACAGCAGCCATGCAAGCTGCTGCTGTCGCAGGGGCTGTAGAACTCAGGGTACTGAAAAACCACGAATTTGTTGTTGGTGACTTTATCACAAATGGTCAAGTCTCAACTGCTATTACAATTATTACTACACCTGAAACTCTTTATGATACTATCACTATTACTGCTACGCTTGACGCTGTTGAACCTGTTCCTATTGATACTGTTCTCTATCAGGGAGTCTCTGAAACTTCCAACGCTGCAGTTGCAAGTTTGGCAACACTTGAGGACACAGCAGCAGATTATCTGGCAATCTCCGCACCTCGTGGAAATGCCAATGATATTATCTGCACCATTAATCAGAACGGAAGTGATGCTTTAGCAGTTACCTATACCCCTTCAACCAAAATTCTTCTGCTTCGGTTAGCTGGTACAACCGCTGCAAGTAATAACGCTGCAACAATTCAAACAGCTATTCGCGCTTTGGCTCAGGATGGTGGAGTTGATTTCACCGATTGGACTGTTGTTGGTACAGGGTGGGATGGTGGACAGACCGGAGCTACTTTGACCGATCCGAGCCATCGAATGGAAGATGGAGTTGAAAAACCAGCAAATCTCGCTCCCCTCTATGATGCTATTGCACTTATTCGTGACAATATAGACGTAACAGACACCGAAGCCAACGTAAGTGTTGGAGCAATTACAAAAGGAACTGTAGTTGAATCCATACTTCCGTTTTCCGTTACTGATGAAATGAAAACCCTGCTTCCTGGCATTAGATTTGCATAAAGGAGCAATCATGGAACATACATTACTTAACGGAATAAACTCAAAAATAATGCAAGCATATCTCGGGGAAAGAACTTATAAAAAATTGTACTGGCCTCTTTTCTTTCCCCTAAAAGCAACAATGAGCTTAAAATATGAAGCACTTATAGGTTCAAAAGGAAATGCGGTAGCTGCTGACGTTGTAAGTTATAATGCTTCTGCACCACTAAAAACACGCAGAGTTGTCAACAAATTGACTGGTATGCTTCAGCCGATTATGATGAAACGTAAAATGGAAACAACGGACATTATGGAATATAATTCACTCCATGCCCGTGCAGACGCAGATCAAAAAGTGTTGCTTAATATGGTATTTGACGATCCTGACGCCTGTGTTGTTGGCGTTAATACAAAAATGGAATGGCTCACAGGACAGATTCTTTCTCAAGGAAAGGTAACACTTTCAAAAGCAAACAATGCAGGAATCATAACAGAGAATGCTATTGATTTCAGACTTCCCACTGCGAACAAAGAAGTTGCTGCTTCAGCTGACAGGCATTGGAGTGCAGCCACACCAACAACCATGACACCTATTGCAGATATTGAAACCATTTGCACTGAAGCTGGTGCTGCCGGTTCTAAAATCAGATATATTATTATGAACAGAACCAAATGGCAGCAATTTAGAGGTTGTGATGAAGTTCAAAATCTTATTCCTTATGCGCTTTATAACGGATCGAAAGTTGCTCGTGCACCCACTCTTGAGATGGTCAATAATTTCCTTTCTGGTGAAGACCGTCCTCAGATTATATTATTTGATACGTATCTTACACTTGAAACCGAAGAACATGTTCAGTCGAGCGTCAATCCTTGGACAACCAAATATGTAACATTCCTTCCTGAAATGCCTTGCGGAAATATGCTTCACTGCAAAGGTGCAGAAGAGACCAATCCTCCGAAGCAGGTTATCCAAGCAAAGAAGGGACCCATTCTTATTTCTAAATACTCAGATGTCGATCCTGTCACAGAGTTCACAAAAGGCGAAATCTATGCATTCCCGATCTGGGTAAACATTGATCAAAGCTGGATTATGAACACTGAATCCCATACTTCATTCTAAACATGACCAATCTTGAAGCACTGCAAAGTCTGATTGAGTACACGAACGATAATCTATTTGAAAAAGTTATGTCGGATAGGGACATTACCGGTTCGGACATATATACTTCTGAAGAAAGTATAGATTTGTGTTGTGCCGATATATGTCTCTATCTGCTTTCTCATCCTGAATTCAAAGAAGGTTTGCAGACAACTAAATATTCTCAATCCTCACTTCTCACATTAAGGCGTAAATTGCTAAAAAAACACGGGCTTTCTGAACCCGGATTTATGGAAGCTGTATGGTAACCAATCGACCACATTCTGCCGTAATCTCTTATAAATTAGAAGGTGAACGTGTCGGAGGTGTTTACACTCCGGGTCGTGAAGTCAATCTCACAATAGAATGCAGGATAGAGCCAATAAGTCCTTTGTATAGTGCCAAAATGGGCGGTGATAACATAGTTTATCATTATAAGGTATTCTGTGGCTTATTCGATGAAGAAATACCCGACACGGCTGTAATTCGCTTCTTTGATGAGGAATTCAAGATATTGTCTTTGTTTAAATACCAACTGCATACGGAAATATTATGTTGACCCCAATGTTCGCTCCAAATAGTTTCGCCGATAGAATAGATAGGTTCATCAATCAGAAATTATATAAAATGATTGAGGTTCTCAACTATGTCGGAGAGACATTTGTTACTGAGGAACGGAATAAGCGTCCAGAAGAAGGGTCTTATCACGATGATACAGGTAATTTACGATCATCTGTCGGATACCTTGTTGGTCTTGACGGGAAACCCTTGAATGTGGATTTAAAGGGCACTTCTGAAGGTCGATCTGCTGCCAAAGAAGTGCTGGAAGAAGTTCTTCGGGAGAACAGAACGGGGCTTGTATTAATTGTATGTGCAGGAATGGGCTATGGTGCTGCTGTCGAGGCGAAAGGATATGATGTTCTTTCTGGTGGAATTCCAAACGCAAAAATGCTACTCGCTGAACTCAGAATAAAAACGGGATTACAATGAAAACAACTTTCGATGTAAATGGAATAATCTTCGGATTGCTTGATGTTTCCGATATAACCGATTTAATAACAGGATCGATTTACCGAAATAAAAAGCCGATGAATTCAGAGCTTCAGGATATTGTAATTCTAAATAATTTGAACTTCAATGCCGATGTTCACGAAGGGTTTGTTTTTATTAATATTTACTGTGAGAATTTTGAGACCGGCGAGGTTGATATTACAACACTTCAAGGAGTAACGTCTGCCGTTCTTAAGATATTCGATGAATACGCACAAACCACATCTGCATATTTTCAAACAAAATTGATTTATCAGACTTTGATTCAAGATGAGGTTCAGAAAAACATGAGCTTTTCAAACATAAAACTAAACTGTTATATCGAGAGGTGAAATCATGCAAATTAAACCAAAGAAATCATGGATGTTAATTTGGAATGTTAACGATAATTCAGTGATGTTTCAGGGTAAGTCTCCTAAGGTCATCGCAATTGGTGGTGTACAGGCATATTTTGAAGCAAAAACGAAAACTGAAATTGAAGAAAAAATAAAAGAACTAAGGAGTTCACATGGCTACAAGTAAAATTAGAATGGTCGGACTTGAAAGTATATCAATAGGTGCGTGTGGTGCAGATGGTGTGATGGGAGAAGATCTCGTCCCAATTGGTCATATTGTAGAAGAAAGCGCATTGCTTGAGTTTCCGCTTCCAGAAGTTACTGCCATTACAGATGAGGGAGCACTTGATCCCGACATGATATTATTAAGCAGTGGCGGGATGAAGAAACTCAATCTCAGCACAAGAGATATGCAAAACAGCAATCTTATCCTTGCATTTGGCGGATCAGAAAACGGCAGCGGTGGATGGGATTGCCCAACCGACATATATGTTGCAGAAAGGAGCGTACAAGCCAAGAGTAAGGTTTATAGTGGTGTACGAAAAGTATATAATTTACCACGTATTTTGGTAACTGCCGCCTTTAATGGTGGATTCAAGGAAAAAGATCCCGGAACTATTAACCTTGAGCTTCTCGTACTTACACCGAGAGATGCTTCAGACGTTGCCCTTCGACCTATTTACATCGATCCTGAAAACATTTCAGGTAAGGTTGCTGATCCTGTCATCACTCAATCTGGACTTGCCACATTTACCATTGCTTGCAGCACCGATGGTTCTGCAATCAAATACAGCATTACGGGTCTTGATCCTACTGGTGATTATGGAACAGCATACTCGGCAGAGGTAACTATTACAGAGGATGTTCTTGTACGTGCAGTTGCAACCAAAGCTGAAAATGACAATTCAAATGTTGTTTCCAAAATAATCACAATTCCCTTTAATATTCCAGCAGCTACGCT